AAGAAGAAAAACATCTTTGCCGCGATCAAGGAGACCGACAAGCGCAAGATGGTTGGCGGTTATGCCGGCCTGATCATTCAGGTTAAGGATTCAAAGAAGTGGAATCAGAAGCTCGACAAGATCAGCGCTGCCGCCATCGTCAAGTTTATTCCTGTGTGGCGTGGTTCGCTTGAAGTGACCGCGTGGGATACAAACGAGGCGAGCCCTACCTACGGCCAGCCACTGATGTACTCCTACAAAGAACACACCGAGGCTATCGGCTCGTCTCCGCGCATGGTTGAGATGCATCCTAGCCGCGTGATTATCTTTGGCTCGCTAACTGAGCCAGAGTCGATCTATGAGCCAGTTTTGAACGCGCTGATCAGCCTTGAGAAAGTAACTGGCGGTTCAGGCGAGGCTTACATTAAGGCTGCTGCTCGCGCACTGCATATCGGGTTCGATGCCGCCACGGATTTGTCTCAACTCGCACGCGCCCATGGCATGAAACCAGATCAGATTGGCGAGCTTTACAATGAGGTGGTGCAAGGTGTTAGCCGTGGCATTGACTCGGCAATCATCACTCAGGGCGGCACTGTTGAGACAATCGCCTCAGCCGTTCCAGATCCACAGCAGCCATTTGAAGTAAACCTGCAAGAAGTCGGCGCAGGTATGCAGGTTCCTTCGACTATCATTGTTGGTCGGCAGACTGGCACGCTTGCAAGCAACGAAGACGTTAAGGCGTTTAACCGGTTTGGTCAGAGCCGCCGCGAGAACGAGGTAGGCCCGAACACTCGACTCGTGGTTGACTGGCTGATGGAGCATGGCGTTGTCGAGCAGAAGGAAGATTACGAGGTTATGTGGGATGAGCTGACTGAATCGACTGATGCTGAGAAGCTGCTTAACGCCAAGACCATGGGCGAGGTTAACTCGCAGATGCTGGCAAGCGGCGAACTGGTCTTTAGTCCTGAAGAGATTCGTACTGCGGCTGGTTACGAGAATACCGATCCGCTAACACCACTCCCAGACATCGCCCCGCCAGAAGATCCGGCAACCGTGCAATAAGAAAGGCCCCTCGTTTGGGGCCTTGTTTTTACAGCATATTCAGCGGGTCATTAAGCTTGTTCCTCCATTTGCCAAGCGCCTCCAAACAGATCCGCGCCTTCTCGTCTTCAAGGTGACTCCCTGGATACCCCTTGAATGTATGAATAAGCCTGATCAGCCGGTAATCACTCCCCGAATATTGATAACCAAGAGTCGCATCGAAATAAACCCCTTGGTCGTCCATGTTGATATAGTGGAGCGTACACGTGTCGTCATCGATCATGACCACCTCAGCAATCGACACCGCATCACCGCAACGCACCATATGATCGGCGTTGTTATGGCACCGGTGATTTTGCAGTGGTCGATGCTCCGGCTTGAACTCAACCTCAAGCTTCTTCGGATAAGCCTTATCGCACCAGTCCCTAACCTGCTTCTTCAGTCTATCTTTAAGCATTTCTACCCTCCTGTTTGGCGTACAATTTACGTCAAACCAAACGAATAGCGCAAGGATTATTTATGGCCGGTTCTCCCGTGCTGCCTAGAACACTCGACGATCCCACGATGCAAGACAGCCGCGAGCGAAAACTCATCCGCGACTTCGACCGTCGTGTTGCTGCTGTTGGCAAGGAGGTTCTGCGGATTCTGCGCGAACAGAACTATACAGTCGTAACCCTGAACGCCATGCAGAACAACGCCACAAGCTACCAGTTCGAGCTTGACCAGGCTATCTTGCTTGGCATCAACAGCGAGATTGAGCGTATTGCAGAGCTGATCTTGCTGGAAGGTGGCGAGCAGGAACTGTGGAGTATGCGTGCGTATGTTGAGCCGGCATACATCCAGGGTACGGCTGTGCAAGCGGCTAACCTGACTGTACAGAGCGAGCTGTATGCGCTTAGTAAACCTTCACTCGATGCGATCCTGTTTAGCCCTCCATACCGCAAGCGTATCGGCCTACTGCGCGCGAGAGAGTTTGAGTTAATGAAGGGCTTCACTGCGCAGGCAAAGACTGATCTAGCAGGCGCTCTTACTCGCGGAATGGTAGCCGGCCTTAACCCTCGCGAAATTGCCAAGGATATTACGGCTAGCACCGGAATCAACCAGCGTCGAGGCGAGCGCATTGCACGCACTGAGGTTGGCAATGCGTTTAGACAGGCGAGGATGGATGAGGCGGAATCTGCTCGTGTCGATCTGGGTATTAAGACTCTAGAAATGCACCTAAGCGCCCTGTCGCCGACCACCAGGCCGAATCACCGCGCTCGTCACGCCACCCTTCACTCTGTAGCCGATCAGCGCGCTTGGTGGGCTATCTCTGGCCAGTCGATCAACTGTAAATGTTCTACGGTATCTGTACTCGTCAACGAAAAAGGCGAACCACTCTCCCCCTCAATCATCGAGCGAGCCAAGCGCAAGATGAAATAGAAAAAGGCCCGTTATGGGCCTTTTGTTTTACTGCCAGATCTGTATGATTAGGCCGATGGGAATGGCCCATACTCCGATAATCATCAGGGCGCCACATACAGCAGCTAGCCCCATTTGTTTTGGAGGTCTAATCGCGAATGTGCCTACTAGCAATCCAAACACAGACATTACCAATCCAGTAAGAGCAATACCAAATCCCATTACACGCACTCCCGCTTAAACCCAGCATCAACCAACCTAGCAGCAGTCACGCGGCAATCTACATCGGCTACGTCCATTAGTTCGCGGATTGCGGTTTCGCGAGTGTCGGCTGATACTTGCTCTAGCGTTTTAATGGCCTTGTATTCGTTAGACCAAAACATCATGTTTGATTTAACCTCCATGAATGCGCACACACAGCTACGTTGATATTCGGTGCTGTGGCGCAGAACCTCTGACTCATGCCACTTATTAGTGTCGGATCTTCGCGCAATAACAATGCTGCCTACCGGCGGCAACCCATCTTCCGGGCCTGACCATGGTTTATTTTGGCGCTCAGTAAGGTGCTTATATTCGTCAATGCATGATGCAGCGCACCATTCATCATCGCCGCTATGCCAGAAGTGACCTTTGCCATCTTCGAACTTATAGAACAAAAAGTTGCCGTAGTTCCAATGCGTTGCCCCTTGAGGCGCCAAACTCCAATCAACCTTACTCATAACTTAACCCCGTCCGCGTCGAATGCTGGGTGATATTTTTTTACTGCTGCAAGAATGTCATTAAGCGCGTAAATCGCATCTTCAGGCTTCCAGATATCCTTTCTTCCGCTGAGATACACAGTGTCAGCGTAGTAAACCCAATCACTTGCGCCTTTGCGTGAGATCCTGGCATCGAAACCGTGAATATGGCCGTGGTAATCGCAGCACACGTTGTAGTCGCCATCGCCCATATCCAATGCCAAGCTCGTGATCTCTTGAATCAACGCCTTCTCTTTTTCAGTAGCCACTTTGTACCCTCCGTTGAGATGAGCCGATAATGCAGATTATTCGGCTCACGGTCAAGCTGTTTAGCCCCAGTTTTCAGCCATCGCATTAGCAATCGCTGGATATGTCCTGCTGCGTTCTTTCTCGCGCTCGGGGCCAGGTGATGCGTAGTGACATGCGGCTACGATCTCGGCATGGTCGGTCTTCTTGTGCGTGGCGACGAGCTTAGGCAGCCCCTTCAGCCACAATGCGGCCCCTTTGGTGAATGGATCGCCGAACATCCACGGTTGAACGATCTGGTCGTACTTGCCGATAACCGACATAGCCAGACCATGCGGCTGCGAGTTCTCAAGGCAGATCTTTGGAATCGGCGCCCCCATCAGCTTATTGAAGAACGCGGCACCTTCAAGAAATTGATTCATGCGATCCGGATACTGCGGGTGACGACGACGCTCTGGAGCTGGCAGGTGAGTGTCTTCCGGGTGATACATCCAGCGAATGCCGGCAAGCGTGTTGTACGTGCAGTAAGGGTGCCCGATCATCATGTCCCAACCTTGGTCAAGGATGTTCAGCACATCTCCTTGAATGTGCCACTGCGGATCACCTTCGCACTCGCGCAGATCGCACGACCAGGCGTCGTGACCTTTTGCTCTGAATGCATCTCTTACTCTTCCTGAATACTCGCACCCGATCAAGATTTTCATACTACCCTCCGTTTTTGATGAGCCGACTTTACATATCTCGCCGGCTCGCGTCAAATGATTCTCCGGAGAACAGTTGTCAGCCTCCACGCATACGACGGGGGAGGAAGACGCCGGCAGAAGGAGCTTGCTCAATCAGCATCTCAGCCAC